CTAACGGCAATGCTAATATGCTAGTTGTGGATGGTGGTGATGATAGTGTTCGTGTTGGCGGTGCTTCTGGAGAGTCTGGTGATACTTTTTCAGTTGTAGAATCTGGGGCAAATGTTGTAAACTCAAGATTTCGAAATGGTAACGATGATGCAAATGGTGTAAGAGTAGTATTTGAAAAAGCTAGTGCTAATCCAGCAAATAATGACGAAATAGCACAACTAGATTTTCTGGGTAGGGATAGTGCTGGTAACGCTGAGCTATATGCTGGCATACAATGCTTTATTGATGATGTAACTTCTAGCACAGAAGATGGTATTTTAAGATTTGGCACCATAACTAATTCAACATATAGAAATCGTTTAGATATACTTCCCACTGAAACAGTGTTTAATCAAGATGGAGTATCAATAAATTTCCGTGTTGAAACAGACAATTCTTCAAATACATTTTTTGTTGATGGTGGCAATGATCGTGTTTATGTAGGAGACAATACAGGAACAGATTTATTTTATATTACTGGTAAAGCTGAATCTACAGCAATGGGCATTAAAATAGGAACTAATGGTTATAATGCAATAGAATTTGATAATGCCACAGGGTCACTTGTTGGTCGTATTACTACAAGCTCTGGCTCAACTGCTTATGTTACATCTTCGGATTACAGGCTTAAAGAAAACGTGGCAGACATGACAGGTGCTACAGCTAGACTAAAACAACTAAAACCAAAGAGATTTAATTGGATAAGTGACGACACTAACACACCTCTTGATGGATTCTTAGCACACGAAGTTAGTAGTGTAGTACCAGAAGCGGTTGCTGGTGAGAAGGACGCAGTACATCCTGACGGACATCACGAAGCTGGACAAATAGACCCACAAGGTATTGATCACTCTAAACTTGTACCTTTACTTGTAAAAACCATACAAGAATTAGAAGCTAGAATAACAACATTAGAAGGATAAATAAATGGCACAAACAACAACTTGGAGCGTTAGTAATATGGAACGTAATACCTCAACAGGAGGTGTTGAATTAGTATATTGGAGTTGCATCGTCAGTGACAATGATGAACCTGATTGTGTAGCATCAGATGGCGGTAAACTTAAATGCAATCCCGACCCATCTTCTAGCGATTTTATAGCTTACGCATCACTAAAAGAATCTGATGTTCTTGGATGGGTGCATAGTAGTTTAATTGAGAAAAAAGAAGACGGTTCAAATGAAACTGCTGCTGAAGCTAAAGCTCGTGTTGAGAAAGTACGTCAAGACAAGGTAACCGCAAAAGTAGCTGATAAAGCAGCTAGTTCAACAGGAATGCCTTGGTAAATGTCAGATCTTAAAATTTCTGCAGAAGAGCTAGAAGCTATGCTAGACAGATCAGCTAAACGTGCTTTAGAGAGCATAGGTTTAACGGATGAGAATGCAGCTAAAGATATACAAGAGATGAGATCTTTACTGGATGCGTGGAGAGATACACGTAAGTCTATATGGAATACAACAGTAAGAATACTTACGGTTGCTACACTTACCTTTATAGCTGGTGCAGTCTGGATGACATTTAATGGGGAATAGCTTGTGAGAAAAGTATTAGTATATGGCGGTTGGGCAATATTTATAATTGTTGTATGGCTAATGGCTAAAGAGGTTATGGCTGAAGGTTGTGATAGCACTACTAATTCTAATTGTATAGAGACAAACAGTAACACAAACTCTACAGTTAACTCTAACTTAAATTCTGAGACTACAGTTAAATCACCACCACCTTCAGCTATGTCACCTACCATTAATAACTCTAACTCAGACTTATGTACAGTAGGTGTATCAGGTGCAGTACAGACACAGATACTAGGTTTTTCAGCAGGTGCTACAACTAGAGATATGAACTGTGAAAGACTGAAGAATGCTAAAGTTTTGTATGACATGGGTATGAAGGTTGCTGCTGTATCAGTACTCTGTCAAGACAAAAGAGTGTTTGAATCTATGATGAATGCTGGTACGCCTTGCCCATACGATGGACTTGTAGGTACACCAGCTAAAGAAGCATGGAAGAATAACCCACATCTAATACCTGGTGCTAAGACAGGTAAGAAGGAGGAATGGGATGAAGATACTAAGAGTACAGCTACAGGTGCTGGTGCTGTTGGTGGGCTTTTGTTGGCCCTCTTACTTATCCTCTGACTTAATATACGGTAGAACAGACAATGTAGCTAAAACTAAATACAAATGGGATATGACAAAGGTTCTTCCACCTGAAGCAGGATTACAAGTACAGGGTGTCTTTCATAAGTATACAATTACTAAAGAATCTAACTCTGATGCTATAGTATCTATTACAAATAAAAACTTAAAGGGTTCAGGTAATATATACGAGAGACACGATAACTGGAATCAATTACCTAGTAACACTAAAATAGGATTTGACTTAGTTACACCTTCATTAGGAACATCATGGGGTGAAGGTAACATAGGCGTAACAGGAAAAGCTACACTTAGTGATGTAATCGTAGCATACAACTACAAGTTTGATCCTTGCTTTATACCACTAGCTGACCCTAGCTGCCCAGATTTTAAAGATGCTTTATATAAATACCTGTTAGATAATGGATTACTAGACAATGAACCAGATATAACTGATCCTTATTACGATGAGTGGGTACAATACCAAATGGATCGTAAGACAGAGGAACAGGAAGAAGAAGAGAAAAAAGAACAAGAGGCTAAAGAAGAAGAGCAGGAAGAGTTAAAGCTAGAGAAAGCACTATCTGTAGCTGGTGCAGCAGAACAAATAGCTAACCCAATGCAACAACTCGCCATGATGCAACAGTTAGCTTCTACAGGTACACTGGATAGTTACTACAGTGCAACTATAGAGGGTGGTAGCTACGAAGATACAATAGAATTAAAAGACGCAGAGATAAAAGATAACACTAGAGCATTAAGAAACCTAGCACAAGATAATTTACACAGAACATTAGTTCGTTCACAATATGATAAATAAAATGGAGATATCATGATAAAAAGATTAGCAACAGCAATACTGTTAATGTCAGCGTCTTCTGCATTAGCGGTGGACTCACCAATACAAGGGCAAGTACAAAGCAAATGTTCTGTATGGACTGAAACAGCAGGTGTCTACGGACACCCATTACCATATAAGCTAACTACAACACCAGCAGATGGTGGCGTAAAGGCTTCTATTAGAATAGATGTAGCACAGGCAGACTACTACAAAGCTAAGTTTACACATCCTAACAGCTTCTCATCAAGCCCAACACTTAATGACTCAGTTGCATGGACAGGCAGCACTAAAGTAGGACAGGTATCTGTATCAGGTATGTCAGCATATGAAGCTGCAAAGGTTACATACAACAACGTAACTGAGTTTAACTTGACACTTGCAGGTAGCACATGGTTTACTGTAGAGTCAACTGCACAGTACGGTAGCACTAAGTCTCTACCAGCAGGTAACTATACAGCATTAATTAAAGCAGAATGTATAGCAAAATAATACTAGCATTAGGTTTTATTTTTTGTACAACCCTACACGCACACGAAATGACACCTACCTATCCCAAGCTAGTACCATCTTATGTAGACGATGTATACGTAGCAAAGATGAAATTATTTAATAGAAGAGATGACGTAGAGTATTATGAGATAGGTGTCTTTACGAAAGACTGGAAAGCATTACCATTTGCTTCTAGTTCAAGAATACTAAAAGTATCCTTCAGTAGAAGAAAACTATTTGAGGTATACATAAGATCAGTAGACTTACCAAGGGCTATGTATATATGTACAGAGTCAAAGGTGTACAAGAGTACAGAGCAAGTTACATTAGTATCTTCAAGAATATGTTCTAAGATAGAGCAAGACGAATGAGAATACTATTAATTATATGTTTACTTGTATGTAGCTATATACCTAGTTGGGCAGACTCTACATCTAACTCGTTAAGTTTATCACTACCTAACTCTAGTATGAGTTACCAAGCTGATAAGTTTAGAGCTGGTGAACTAGACTGTAGTAACGCCATAGGCTCTGCAACACAGTGGGAGTTTGGAGTTACAGGTATAATACAGGGTGGTACTATATCTACTGACAGTAAAAAAACTGGTGACATAGGTGTATACAGTAGAATAATAATACCACTAGGTAAAAGGGTTAAGTCAAGAATAGATTGTAACAGATTATATGAGTTAGAGTTGCAGAAAAAAGAACTAGAAGTAATGAAGCTACAACAAGAACTTAAAAAGTTAAGAAGTTTAGCATTTGAAAACTAAGGTATAACATGGCAGAAGTAGAGATAGCAGGTGCAAAAATAAAGGGTGGCAAGCTTATGTTACTTGTACCAATTGTTTCGGCACTAGGTGGTGGTCTATGGGGTGGCTTTGAGTTCTATAAAGACTACATGGATATGAAAGAGATTATCCAAGAGATAGATGTAGACACAATAACAGCTCAAAATACTTTGACACAGACTAAATTAGATGAAGCTATAGACTATACTCGTGATATTAAAAACAATCTACGTGAAGACATAATGACTGTAGAAACTCATGTAGATAAGATACGTAATGAAGTTCAGAATGCTATTGATGAGATGAACCAGTTACAAAAAGATACACTAGCATCTATGCGAGAAGTAGAAGCATTAAATCGTGAAACAGAAAAAGATGTAAGAGATACTATGCGTGAAACAGAAAGTCGTATAGAAGAAGCTATGACTAAACTAGAAGAGCGTCTAAGTATGAGATTACAAGAAGCTTTAGACAATCCATTAGTTGGTAATTAATTGACATTTAACATTATTTATGTTATAACTAAACAACACAAAAAAAGAACTGACTATACAAATGGTAAGAAGTAAACACGTTAAAAATTATTCTCATGGAGGTTTTGTAAGTTATAGTGATTGGGTAAGTCGTAATACACCAGCTAATATGGGAGATATGCAAGCAGATAACTGGCTTGCAGGAGGAGCTAGACAGGCATACAATAAAGCAAAAAGAGAGTATGATAATACCCAGCATTCAACAAATAATAATACTTCTAATAATAACACTCAAACTAACACAAATACTACAGATACAGGTACAACAACAGCAGATACTACAAATATAGGTACAGGTACAACAACAGCAGATACTACAAATATAGGTACAGGTACAACAACAGTAACAGATACAGGTACTGCAGACACAGGTACTACAAATGAAGGTTACAATTTTGGCAACGGTTTTATGTCTCCAGATGAAATTGGAACTCCTGGTGATTTTGGCCAAGATGGGGTACAAACTACTAATACACAAGGTACTCCTATATCTAGAAGTGAATGGCTAAATGCAAACAGACCTGCAGGTGGTGCGGCAGCCGATAACTGGGATGCAGGTGCTGGTGTAGCAGCCTATAACAGATATCTAAATAATTTTAATTCAACAAATAATACAAATAACCAGATAGAGAAAGAGTTAGAAATGAGTGAAGGACCAGGGGGAATTACTGAAGAAGAAAAACAACAGTATTTAGGAAATACTGGTAATACTAATACCAACACTAATACCAATACTAATACTAATAATACAACTACTACTACTGAAGAAACAGAAAAGTTTACTTCTAGTTACCGTGAGTTAGCTGGTCAAGAGTTTGCTACTGCAGCTGAAAGAGATGCAGCAGAAGCTCAAGTACGTGAACAGAGAAAAATAACTGAAAGATTTGAAGAAATAGCAGCAGATCAAAAAACAATGTCTGATGATGCTAGAAAATTACAGAAAGATACTTTAGCAGATCCTGCAGCACAAATAACACAACAAACTGTAAAAGAATCAGATCCTAATGCAACTGGTACTTCTATTGCTACAGGCACTGGTGAAGTAGGCACTATAGATAAAGTTAATGCATCAACAGCTGCTGAATCAGATGTAGTTAAAGCTCCAACAAAAGAACCTTTAAAAACTCTTCAAGAATTTGTAAATGATGAGTTAGCATTAAATCCTAATCAAACTTATGCAAATGCTAGAAGTAAATATAATACATATAAAACAACTTGGGAAAATACTCCTGACCCAGCAGAAGCAGAAACTTATGAAGCCACTTCAGTAGAAGATAAAGCTAGAGAAGAAGCAGACAGAGTAGAAGGTGCAGAGGGTGAATTATCAGATGGTTCTACTTTTGAAGGTGCTGAAGGTGAACTATCAGAAGATGCTAAGGCTGATGGTGTAGACTTTGACCCAAAAAGAATTAAAGAATATGTAGCTGGTGAAAGAACTGTAGACTCAAAAGAATTAGCAGAGGCACAGGGACTAGATGAAGAAGCAGTTAAAGCTAAGATTGCTCAGGCTGAAGTACCAGACAATATTGTTGCTGCTACTACTACAGTTAAACCAGAAGAGCTACCTGACGCTGCACAAATTAAAGAATCAGACATGGCACAAGCTGCTAATGTTACAGATGAAGGTGGCTTAGATGCACCAGCAGTTGCTGCTAAACTAGAAAAATTTACTGTAGATGCTGAGACTTTAGCACAGGCTGCACAAGGTGATGTAGACGCTCAGAGTACTGTACAAGGACAATTAAGTTCTTTGATGAAGGACTTTGATGATGGCACTCCAGCATGGGCTGCAGGAGCTATAAGAGCTGCTAACCAGGCAATGCTATCTCGTGGTATGGGTGGTAGTACTATGGCTGCTTCAGCTATACTACAAGCTGCAATGGAATCAGCATTACCTATAGCTACACAAGATGCACAAACTTTTGCAACTATGAATATGCAAAACTTAAATAATAGACAACAGGTTGCTTTATCTAATGCTGCTGCTCAACAGGGACTCGCATTACAAAATTTAAACAATGAGCAACAGGCTATGTTACAGAATAGTACTAACTCATTTTCTTTACAATCTCAAAACTTATCTAACGTACAGCAAACAACTTTAGCTAATGCACAAATTAAAGCTGCATTGCAGGGTCAGAATTTATCTAATCAACAGCAAGCTAATATAGTAGAAGCTGCTCGTTATGCTGAAGTATCTAATCTTAACCTTAATAATAAACAGCAAGGTATACTACAAGATAACGCTAATACTATGCAAATAGAAGTAGCTAATCTTAATGCTAAACAGCAAGCCTATGTCGTTAATGCTCAACTTGAAGCAGCACTGCAAGGTAAACAAATAGATAACAAGCAACAAGTAGCTATACAAAATGCTTCTCGTTTTGCTGATGCTAATAACCTAACCTTTACTGCACAGGAACAAGCTAAGATAAATAACTCTGAGCTTATGAAGACTATAGGTTTAGCAGAACTTAATTCAGAACAGGCAGCTACATTACAAAATGCTGCAGCTGTAGCATCAATGGATATGGCTAACCTATCTAATGAACAACAAGCTAAAGTAGCTAATGCTCAAGCTTTCTTATCTATGGACATGGCTAACTTAAGTAATGATCAACAAGCTACTATGTTTAAAGCTCAAGCTATGCAACAAGCATTACTATCTGATCAAGCATCAGAAAATGCAGCTAAACAATTTAATGCAAGTAGTGAGAATCAAACTAAACAGTTTATGGCTAACTTAAATACACAAGTCCAACAGTTTAATGTTGCTCAAAAAAATGCTACTAATCAGTTTAATGCTGGTGAACTTAATGCCGCTAAAAAATTTAATACAGAAATAGAAAATCAAAGAGATCAGTTTAATGCTAAGAACCAGTTAGTAATAGCACAGGCTAATGCTGAGTGGAGACAGGGTGTTGAGCTTACTAATACAGCAGCACAAAATGCAGCTAATGCAGCTGACGCACTAGCCTCAAACAGCATGACTCAGGCTACATTAGATCAAGTGTGGCAACGTGAAAGAGATATGTTAGACTATGCTTTTAAAGCTAGTGAGAGTGCAGAAAACAGAGCCTTACAAATTGTTCTTGCAGATAAAACTGCTGATCAATATGCTGATGCAAGAGCTGATAGTAATCAGACATTTATGTATGCAGCATTAGTAAAAACATTATTTGGAATATTTTAATTTAGGATTATAGAATGTCAAAACTTACTTATGAAAGAACTTACAAAGCAGCTGATAGAGCTTACAAAGCAGATGATACAGCTTACTTTAGATTAGGAAAATTAGATCCTATGTTTGGTATACCACAAGCAGAGAGTATTAATCCAAGGTTATTAGAAAATGAGTCTGCAAAAAAAGGTTTAAAAAGTCTTATGTCTAATACGTCAAAGAAAACTGCTAAGACTCAAGAAAGTATAGGTGAGTTAACTTTATTATTTAATCAAGTTAGAAAGCAGAATGAAGAATTAAAAAGTAATATAATATCCGGAGAATCTTAATGATTAATCAACCAATACCAGGACAATCTCTAACAGGAGAGCCTAAAGCTTATCCTTGGGAAAATCCACCTAAGTACACAAAGCCATTTGATGCAGCGATGTATCACTTAGAACAATTAAATGAACCTAAAAAAATTACATCTGCTTTAGATATGTTAGAGTTAGATATAGATCTGGTTACATTAGTAAGTGGTATACTTCGTATGGGTGTCTCAGAAGGTATACATACTGTTGATGTTAGTTTATTAATTGCACCAGTAATACATGAGTTTATTAAAGGCCATGCTGATAGAGCTGATATAGATTACAATGAAGGTTTTGCTGAAGAAGACATGGATCGTACAGATATAGAATATAGTATAAGACAAAAGAAATCAGAAAAACTTTTAAAGAAAATTAAAGAAGAAGACATACCTGAAGAAATGCCTGAAGGTATGAGTATAAATATGTCACAAGATATACCTGAGGAGATGCCTAAAGAAATGCCTGAGGAGATGCCTAAAGAAATGCCTGAGGAGATGACTGAAGTTATGCCTGAAGCACAACCTCAAGGACTTATGACTAGACAAGGGAGTGTTATGTAATGGGAGCTTGGGAAGGTATTTGGTTAGGTATGCAAGCAGTTGATGAGGCTAAGTACAGACAGGAAAAATTAGATCTTCAAAAAGACCAAGAAGAAAGATTAAGAAAAGCTGAAGAGGCTAACAGCCAATTAAAAAAAATTCAGACACTAATGAAAACGAATAAAGATATATTTTCTAGTGGTAGTAAACGTACTACTAATCTTTCAATTAAAGGAGATCTTGTAAAAGATCTAAAGAATTATTTTAACGATGATTTTTTAACTCCAATTCTTGCTACAAACAATCCTGAAATTCAAAGTAATTTATTAAAAGCTGTTAGAGAAACACATAATAAACTTGTTGAGTCAGGGGCATCAAGTAAAATAAATAAAGATAGAAATGGTGAATTATACGCAGGTATAAATATTTTACCTGGGGGTGATGAAAATTTAATGTTAGAAAATATTATAAATAGATCTTTACAGTTAGGTATAACTAAAGAAACTTGGGAACAATACCCTGAAATAATGTCAAAAATAAAAAGAGACATAAAAGCTGCATCGTTACCAACTGCAAATATACACACTGTATCTGTTATGCCATTTGCTTCAGGAGCAGAAATAAAAAATGCTAATGAGTTAATGATGTTAAGTCATAACGAAAGCATGGAGGTTATAAAACAAGAGGTTGACAATATCAATGTATCACGATCAAGTAATATACCAATAGGTTTTAAGCAGTGGATTGCTACATACAAGACTTATTTAAATGATGTAGAAAATAGTACTGCTGCTAAAAAACTTGCTTTTACAGGTGTAATTGAACCTGATACTATTTTTGCAGGTCAGGAAAATATTGCAGAAAATCCTTACATAGTTAATCTTGTAAATAAAGCTAATCAACTTAGGCAAGGAATGTCTATTGATTTAATAGGTGATAAAGAGCCAGGTGGGGGTGTTAATTATAATTTTTGGGGTAATCCAGCTCAAGAAGCAATATATAAACTTGAAGATGGTGAGTGGTATGCAGGAAAAAATAATCCTTATAAACAAATAAGAAATTACTTTAATGAAACTGGAATAAAATTAATACCTGAAGGTAGTATTGTTGAAGTAATGATGAGAAAAACTGTAACCCAAGGTGCTCCTGGTTCTCCTATGTATGAGTATGTTAGACAAAAAATAAGAATGGGGTATTAATAATAATGGATACTGCTCAAGAAATCTTAGAGATTGGCCCTATAAAAATAGATCCAAAAGAGGCAGCATCGTCTTGGATAAAAACTTTTAATCCTGCTGTTTCATTAAGTATGCAACCTGAAGAAGATAAAGAAGAAATCTTGGAGATTGGTCCTATAAAAACAGAGCCAGTAAATCCAGATCAACTGTCACCTTTTTTAAATACAGATCACCCACTTTCTGAGAGTGGATCTCATGTTATATCTCCTAACTATAAATCCTCTCATGAATTAGAAATGAATAAAGCTTGGAAAGAAAAAAATAAGACAGATGTTCCTTGGGCTATAGGTAACGTTAGAGAAATTATTAAGCATAGGTATAACAATGAGGGCTTAACAGAAAAGGATATTTTTGATCCAGTAAAAGGTGCGGATCTTAGGGAAGTAGTCTATCAATTTATGGAAAACAGATGGAGAGATGATTACGTAAAGTACTTACAAAGATCTAAAAACCTTGTTACACTTGCATCAGATCCTGGGTTTGATAGAGACTTTAGAAAAATGCCTTTTGAAAAAGTTTATGAGATGTATCAAAATCATCAAAGAAACTTTTCTGGTGGTAACACAGCTACAACTATAAATGAATTAACTTATATGTTAGCAGCAGATGATCCAACAAGAGCAGCATTAGGTGCTGGTTATATACTACATGATAGTATGCAAAGTATATTTTCTGGGGAAAGATCTGAAATTTTAGATGGGTTAATAGATTATGGCAGTGCTGCACTACTAGACCCAGCAATAATTTTTACAATAGGTTTAAGTAAAATTGCAGCACCAGGTATAAGTGCTGCTAGTCGTAAGCTAGCACTAAATAAACTTAAAAAAGCATACGCAAAAAATATTTCTATTAAAAAAAATATTCCTGTAAAAGAAGCATTAGGTATAGCAAACAAAAAAGCAGCTACTCTATTAGGTACTACAAGTTTACTTTTACCTGAGATAGCAGTTAATTCTGGTGTAAATGTTGCCTACCAAAACACTAATATTAGAGCAGGTTCTCAAGAAGAGTTTGATCCTAATCAACTATGGTTTGTAGCAATGTCTTCTCTTATTGTCCCTGGAATTTATTATGGAGGTAAAAAAATAAAAGGTCTAAGAGAGCTTAAAAAAAATCAAGACATTAATTTTTCTATGTTTCATTACCGTAAATATGATTCAGCTTTTATAACTGGGGGTAAGAAAAGATTAGAACAAGCCATTAAAGATACAATAGAATCACCTAAAGTAATGAAAAATTTACTAGAAAATTTTAATTTAAAGTTTGGAACTTTAAGTCCTAAAGGAAAAGTTGTAAAAGGTAGAATAGATGATAATAAACCAGCAAACTATTTTAGAAGCTGGGAAGAAAGTAAAATTGTAGCAGGTAAACGTGTTGCTAAAAGGAATGAAGAATATACTAATGATGAAGTTTTAAATTTATTTTTTGATTTCTTTTGGAAAGGATCTAAGCCAGATGAAAATGGTAATCAAGCAGTAAAAGGTTATTATCAAATATTAAAAGAAGCAGGTTGGACTGTTCATAGTTCTCAATTCGATGGTAAGGGTGGAACAACAAATGCCTTTGCTTTAGCAATAGATTTTATACCACCTAAAGTACAAAGAGAATTAATAAAAGAGTTTGAAAATTCTACAGGTTTAAAGTTTCCATCCACATTTACAAAGAGTGGTAAGCAGCAAAGTGCTGTTAGCTTATCTGCACATTTTATAAATCAAGCAAGTCAAGCAGGTAAGTCATTAGGTCTTAGAGGATACTTATCTAAAATAGAACAACTAGGATTTTTAAGTGATGCAGATAAAGTAAAAATAATAACTAATCAAGATTTAGAAAAAGTTTTACCTCCAGAAAGACTTAATTTTATGATTGGGATTTATAAAAGATTATTAACATCTCACCCTGCAACTACAGGTGCAAACATAAAAGGTTTTGCATATACTTCAGCTTATAATATGTTAGGTGATACAGCACTTGGTGCATTTGATATGGGTAGGTCTGCACTTTCTAAAGTATTTGATGACAGTGTTGAAGGGCAAGCTGCTGCTGCAAAGTATTGGCGTGAGGGTTTTGGAACTATGACAGGTACTCTTAATAGAGGACTTGATATATTTACACCAGAGTTACCAATTAATTTTGCAAAGTTTATATTTGAATTAAATCCAAAAGCAGAAAAAGAACTTTTTTCAACCATCGGTGGTTCACATAATGTTAGAAGTGCAGCAACAGCATTTAATCTAGAAAAAGTACCTACTGCAGCGGCTTGGCGTACTGTAGATAAAGCTACTCAATTTATACAAACTGTAAATATGATTAAGCTACAAGATGAAGTAACTAAACTTTGGACATTTGGTACAGAAGTTAATAAACTAATACGTAAAAAATATGGTACAGATCCAGTTAAATTTTTTGATCAGCCAGATGTATTTCAAATAGTAGCAAGAAAAGATTTTCAAGATGAAATAATAGCACCTGCATTACAAAGAACTAGAGATGCAACTGCATCTAACAACTGGGAAATGAGAGCTAAAACTACAAAAACTGTACTCGCTGGTGTAGCAGGTTGGTTTGAAAAACATACTAAAGGTCTTGTAGGTATTCCAATACCTTTTGCAAGTTTTATGAATACAGCTGCAAAAATTACAGGTGATTTAACTGGCGTTAATTATATACGCAGAAAAATACATAGGATTGCAAAGAAAACAGGAATAACTAATAAGACTCCTGATGAGTTAATTAATATAGGAGACCCTAGTGATACAGAATTACTTACTAGAGCTGTAGCATTTTATGCTTATCAAGGTACTAAGTTTATAGCTGGAGGTTCAATAGATGATTTAAGTGCAGTAGGTGCTGGTGAAGAATATATAGATCATCCAATATACAGAGTTAAAAATGGTTTAACTTGGAATATGCAACAAAATAATGATGGAAGTATTTCTGAAAGACAGTATGATTTCCCTGAATCTATAGTTCGTATTATAGATCAAATGTCTGCTCATAAAATATTAGAGATAAGAAATAAAGGCTCTGATAGTAATAAAGCTTTTGAAAATTTTGATTTTGGTAACAAAAATAATTTAATGAAATATATTAATAATATTAAAAATGAATCTCAACTTAGTGATGACCCTAATTTTTTAGATAATGTAAATTTTGAAGGTATACCAGCACGTTTATGGATAGATTTAGGTGAGCAGTTAGGTACTTCTAATATTAGAAGTGTAAAAAATATTACATCTGAATCTAGATTTATAATAGATATGCTTGAAGATGACAATTATACTACTGGAGGTAATCTTGGATTTATATTACAAGCTGCTGTAGACTTAAGTGGTAGGGCAGCTAGTCAACTTGGAGCAGGGGGAACTAGATTTTTAGATCCTCTCAATCAAACAATTAAAAACTATAGAGGTGATGAAGTAGTACCTGATTTAAATCAAGGTAATAGAAATTTAAATTACTCTTTAAAATATGTAGACAGTATTATAAAAGCTTTTGAAGATTTTAGTGGTACAGCTATACTACCTGAAGAATTACGAGAGCCTTTTAAAAAAGTTTCAATATGGGAAGAAAAAACAAATGACTTAGGTACTTTAGTATTTGGTACTAGATCTCTAAAAGAACCTACTTTATTTCTACAACTTTTAAATTCTGCTGGTATAAGAGCCTACGCACCTAAATTTTTAGGTGCACCATCACCAGATAATATAAAAGTAAGAGGGCCAGGTGAATTAACAAGTGCATTAAATGATGTTTTAAGAAATGAATTAAATAACCAAACTCAAATATTTTTTGATGGTGAAGCTAAAGGAATAAATATTAATGAGCTAAGTCAAAAAAATAAAGAAAAAGCTATTAAGATAATAACTAGTAGAGCTAGAGATAATATAATGAGCACTCTAAAAAAATCTAATAGTAGAGAAGATAAAAATTATTTAATTGTAAATGATATACTTGGAACTACTAATGCAGCTTTTAATCAGGCGGTAAAAGAATTGTTTCCCGATAAAAATATTAATTTAAGAACTAAGTATGATGCTATAGAAGAAATATTAACTATGTTTCCTATATTAGATGAAGAAGAATTACAATCTCCTTTTAAAACAAAAGGAGTAACACAGTTAGAAGCATTACTAGAAAAAATAAAAACAATAGAAAAACAAGATAGTATGTTAAAGAGAATAAAAAATTAATCCTCACTGTCATCATCTAACATAAAGTCTGCCCAATCATATGCTGATTTCTTAACATCATGCATACGACCGACCCCTCGACCACCAGAGAGTAACCCAGCTAGAGCTTGTCCAGCTAGGTATCTCCTTGTAGTCAGGGGTTTTATTGTTCTAGGGTTACGCTTACGCTTAGTAAACTTCTTAGCCTCATCCTCTAGACTTAGATGCCTCTTGTCTTTCATTCTTTTTTACCCTCTCTAGGTTTCTAAAGTAGGCTATATTAAAACCATACTCCCAGTCTCTATTATTTTTACTATTAATAGGATAAGGATTACCAAGAGTACCTTTACGAAAAGCTAACTTACCTTCTTCAAATGGTTTCATTTGTGAACCTCCTTATATTTACTGATTAATCTTTCTAAATACCATTCACATTTATGTAGATCTTCTAAGCCATTCTTGTATTCAAACCGCCACAGGTACTTAAGTACAGTACCTGCGTGGTAGGCATATCTTTTATCTATCGTAGATATTAAAGCCTCAATAGCTTCAATACATTCTAGACTATTCTGATTGTAGTGTAATGGTTTACTAACAGGATTAAAATCCACATCACTTTTTAGACTTTTCTGCATCTTTCTTTTCACCTTCAGTTGTTTCAGATTTTAGTGAGTTTTTTAACTGCTCAATTCTTACTTGACCTACTTGTTTTAAACAGTCAAGTTGATGATTAATTTGAGCTGCTTGTGCAGCAATACTATTTGTGACTTTTAAATTTAAGTCTACGAGATTAACCATAGCCTTTTGTTCATCTGTCATGTCATCGATTGCGTACTCAGCATCATCAATTGTAATTTTATTTTCTTTATCTTCACTCATTTTAGTTCTCCTTAAGCACTGATGTCTACAATTTCACACACCTCGCCAGTGCAAGCAAAGGTTTGTGATGACTTAGTTGTGTCTTCAGCTTCAAACTCTGATAGCTTAGACCAGTCAATTTTATTTGGCATAATACTTTTTAATATCTTATAATCATTCTTGTTGCAATCCTGATAAGGTGCTTGTTGGTATATATGATCATCGTGTGGTAAAAAAGATACACCACTTATCTCATCAAAGTTTTCCCAAACAAACGCCTGTACAGGTATCCATTCTCCTTTCTTAACTGATATTGTAACAGATGGTTTGTGTTCTGTCCAGTGTCTTTGATAAATTAACCACATATTTAATTGCTCAATAGCAGTCATATCATTTCTTGTTACTGATTTAGGCGGTGCTTGTACAGGAAAACTAAAGATAGTTGTACTGTCTTCCTTTCCAATAGCAGGTTCAGATGGTATACCTTGAGCTTTCATAAACTCTGTTAAAGGATCATTGTTATCTGCTCTTACTGTACGTATATAGTATGGTGAGTGCCTGGCGTGTATTCCAGATGCACTATCTACAAGTTGACTCACTGTACCACTGGGTTTAACACAAGTAATAGCAGTAGAGATAGGTATGTCTAAACGCTTTGCCCATTCAGCATTTGTTTTAATAGCAATACTCTTTAGATGTTCTAATGTTTTACTTAAGCCTTTGTTTTCTGAAGTCATAAGAGGATTGTCCATAATACCTGTAAGACTAACACCAAGTAACCTCTCTTCTTCTGTATTGTTTTGCCATATCTTACGTAAGTATGGAAACTTAGTATAGGTAGATTGAATAGTACCTAGTATAGTAGCAAGCTTAACTTTATTTGCTAGAGAATCAAGGTTATCTGTTGCTCGTATAACTACCTCAGTAAGATTACAGAATTGATATGGCCTTAGTATTATTTCACTACAAGGATTAGTACCAAAGTCATGTTCAACATCTCTCCTACCATTCTTAGCAGCTTGAGCTTTACTTGCTTGTCTATTAAAGATACCACGTTCTCCACTACCTGATGCTTTTAATGCAGCCCACTCTCTCATCAATGCATCTTCATCAGGTTTTTCAGTATAGCATACTGAGTTATTAGATAACTGACGTTGACCATTTAGTTCCCAAAAGTTTCCATCTTTTGCGTGTCTCATTCTATCATCAGTAAGATTAGATAATGAGATCATTGCTGACCTACGCACACCACCTACCACTACTACTTCTCCTATCTTACACATAAGATCATGGCACTCAATAGAGTTAAGCTTTCTTCTCTGGGCATTTGTAAAGATACTAACAGTAAAATTAAATAGATCAATCAACGGAGCAGGTCCAGATGCTCTGCCACCAAACGTCTTAAGACGAGCACCAGCAGGCCTAACGAGAGTTGTGTCCCACTTGGGTATCTCACCTGCATACAGCAAGGCTATGACCTGTCTGAGGGCTTTAGACCACCCTTCCTTGCTATCTCTAACGACGATAGTTGTATCACTATCAAATAACTCTGGTACTTCAGGTAGTTTATTTATGTATTGACGCTCAACACTGAAGCCTACACCTGTACCACAAAGTAGTATAAACATAGCTTCATCAAAAGATTTAACATCATCTACTGGTAGATAACTACAGTTATACATACAAGTATTGTCTCTGTTTGCAGCTGCACCAGCAGTCATAAGAGATCTCATGCTAGGCATAACATCAAGATTAAGTATAGCTTCTTCTAATTGTTTAGTAATTTTTGAACCAGAAGATAGTGGCTTTACTACATTAGTAATATATCTACTCACTGTTTCCGGCCAGCTTTCCCTACGGTTTTCTTCTTCTACCCACCTCGCATATCTTGATGTGTGTATAAATGATTGGTAGTCTGTTGGTAACATATTACTCATTAATTAATTCCTTTCTTAAGTTCTAAATATTTTTTAATACTATCGGGCCTTACCAATTTGTGAAATCCATAGAATCCAGTTTTTGTTCCTCTTCTTCGCAAACTTGGACTAAGAATTAAATCTAACGATTGATACTCATTAAGCACATCAGTAGTTGCTAGTCCACAAATATAGAATACTTTATCAGATTGTTTGACAACAATAATTTCAGGTTTGTATGACTTACGAAAGATGACTGGAAATTTATCTTTTTCAACAGTTTTTACTCCACAGTCGTACCCAATTTTTTTTAAGTCTGGGACATGATAATTGGTAGAAGATCCCACTGAAAAATCAATGAACTCAGTATCAAAAAATTGTTCTACTGCAGACTCTCCTAAAAAACCAGTGGTCCATCTTTTCTCCTCCATGCCAGAGTCAACAACGTGATGACTTTCATTTATTTTTTCTTGTATAACTTTTTTTACAAAATTTTTAACTGTTTCAACTTTAGTTTCGCTTAAAATTATCCTAACAAAAGTAGAACTATACTTTCTAACACAATCATCATAATTAAAATTTTCCATTTAATCCTCTTCCTCTAATAAGATTTCATCATCACTCATCTGTAATCTCCACTTCCCTTTATTACATTACGTGCCATACGGCTGTTTAATTTATTAAGATTGTTCTGTGCTACATCTTCCATGTTTATATTTAAATCATTACACATAGCAGCAATGTACCATAGCACATCACCTAACTCATCTGCTATTGCTTGCTTAGTCTCAGGTGAAAAGTGACCACCATTATCTCTCAAGACTTTCTTTACTTTGTCTGCTACTTCTCCTGCTTCACTGACTAAACCTAGTGCTGGATAAATAACAAGATCTACATTATCATATATTGCAGTCTGACTTGATTGCTTTTGATAGTTACTAAAACTATTATCTCTGACTTGTTTGAACATTTTTTATTACCTCACATTCTTTAATTTCTAAATCATCTATATCATATAGACAGTCACTCACTACTTGCTTAATAACATTTGAGTTATTAACTCCACCTACCTCAAGGAAGTTTGCATCAGGATCTACTGATACCTTTATAATTATTTCATAGTCCATTTTGAAACCACCAGTTATACTTTTTATTATTCATTTGTCAAGCCTATCCGTAATAAGATTTAAGTCTCTCAAGACTTACAAATTCTGGGTCATAGTAACCTCTGTCTATATTTCTTTTTATTACTACACCTTTCCACCAGTCCATGTTAGCCTGCCCTGCCCAGGATTCTTGAGCACCTTTAAAACAACCTGCAACTAAACCTATAGTAGGGTTAGGATAAGAGTCATCTTTAAAGAAGATAGATCTTTTATGACTGTGACCAACAGTAGTAGAGTGATGTCTTTTATTTAACATAGTATATGCATGGTGCATACCAGACATAGCAGTACCAAAGTTACCACTTGAAATGTAATGAGCATAAGATATACCATCTTTATTAAAGATACTTGGAGCAGAGTTTTCATACTCATAGTACTCATCAAAGTAGTAGTCTGTTTGTAAATGTTTAAAGCTTATACCATACTTTGTACCTTCAAGTCTTGGGTCGAGAGAGATAGCTCTCTTAATTCTATTCTCATGATTACCCTCAAGCCCATAGTATTTAGGTCTCTTACGTTTCATTTGTTTAAATTTCATTCTCAATCTATCCTGTGCATCATTGTAATGATTAATATCATTCTCATAGTTTTGTGATACAATAGCTTGTGGGTATCGAGTGTCATAGCTATTTAAAGATTTCATATCTGCACCATCACCAAGATCAACTACATAATCAGGTCTTAGATCATAGATAAGTTTACCAAGTAGATCAAATCTTTCATTAGAAATTTCAGGATCTACATGGGCACAAGTAAATACTATTGCTGTATTAGGCATCGTAAAGTTCTCCATAGTTTATTTTTATTTCAAGCGGTTCAATATGAGTATTGAAATACTTTTTCATTTCATTAGCTTCATTTAGACTGTAGAACCAATAGGGGTGAACAACTATCTTACCATCAACTTCTACTTTGCATTCATGAAACCACTCAGCTCCTTCAGGGTAATCATTATCTGGTAAATCCTTAACAGAGATTGGTCCTTCAATTATACCCCAGATTTTTATATTCTTTTTCATCTTACTCCTTCTTCCAGTTTTTTAATAGTTCCATGTAATGGTCTAGTTCTGTGATAACAATCCAAGGATTCCTATCTGAACGATAGAATACTATAGGATCTCCTTTGCCATGGTTAGTAGCTTGATCTAAGTATCCATACACAGTTTTTAAACCTGCCTTTCTACGTTTAACTTCTATAGTAATAGGTAACTTCTTCCTAGCTGCTGGGCTAAGTTGAATATCCTCACCTGTATCTCCCATAGTTGTACTTCTAATATCATCAGGTTCAAACTCAGGAAAAGTTTCTAGTAACTTATCCCTTATTTCATTCTGACCTACTCTACCTTTTGCTTTTGCTGCTCTAGTCATGCTGTAATCTCAGGTACTTTAGGTTCTTTTTCTATATGAACTAAGTTCTCTATACCGTAAGAGTATTTAAAAGTTCTTAGCTCAGGCCAACAAAGTTTCTTATACTCACAGTAACTACAAGGCATAGACAACTTAGTATTAGGACTTGTCTTACTAAATGGCACTGGTTGAATACGTTCCTTAGGTATCTTCTTTGATACCATATCTTTTGCATCAAGCATTTCTTTTTCTTTAGTCTTTAGTTCCTCTGTAAAATCATAAACATCTAAACAGATATGTCCGTTCTGTTTATCTATAGCTAAGAAAGCACCATGTGTTTTATTTGTAACAAGTGGATCATCTTTACCTGCATATACATATGAACTAAGCTGAGAGATATAACCAAACGGATCATCATCTCTTAGTGCACCACTTTTAAACTTCTTAAAGGCATAGGTACTGCAAGACTTAACATCAACAGTCATACCATCTATGACTGCATCTCTGTGTCCTTTAATGCCATGTACATCAAGCTTACACTGCTCACCAGAGACATAATGTCCTGCAGCAGCTGCTAAACTTAGTAGTAGTTCTTCAATCATGTCACCGTAAAAAAACTTTAATAAAGTATTTGGTGTTAAAGGATCACCTTCTCCTGGTTTATTAACTTTATACCATAGCTTACGTTTACAAGGCATACCTATAGAAGATAAAGATAGATAGCCCCTTGGTTCTTGTGGCTTACTGAACCTTTGGTTAGATACTAAAGATATACTTCTACCTAATGAAGCACCTAACATACCTGTCCAGTTACCCTTGCCTTGAACAACTTCATAGATGTCATCAACAAGAGTATCAATCTGTTTTACTAATTCTACTTCCATCTTTTCTATGTTTCCTTTTTCTAAATAACTTTTTTGTTTTGTCGGCAATAACCCTGAGTCGGTACTTAGGGGTACGTACTTCTTTTGCCACAGGGTTACGCCTTTTCATAGCTTAGAACAATACTGATTCTTCAGCTACAACTGCTTGAGGTGGTGGTATAGTATCACTTGCTTCTGATACATACCTGACAAGATCTAATACCTTTATCTTATCAAGCCTAGTACCTACTATGTCTCTACGTTTAGTATCGTAGACAGCTAGGTGCACCTCTACCTTAGACCCATTACCAATGAGACCATCAGCTTCTAAGTTCCAAGGGGTATCATCAGACTTAAGAACAGTAGGTGGCCCACTGTCCCAGTCTCTACCTGTATCAAACTTCCGGACAAAGGTAACTTTAGTTCCTCTACCCTCTTTGTCAGGAGAGCCTTTCTTCATAGACCTTGAGGCTTGGAGAAGATTTAAATTATCATCATCAATAATGAGATCAATAGTGCAAGCACCATCAAAATCTTCGTAAGCACCCTCGTAACCTTTATGATCACGATTCTGTTCAAAGACCTTAGCCCACTCAGCTATGCCTGATAGTTTTACTTTTCTTGTTGCCATTTTTTTTCTCCTTCTAATGGACTTCTGCATAATTTTTACCGTACTGTACATCAATACCTAAGTCAACATTTAACTTAAGCTGATCGTTTAATATTTTAATAGCACGTTTTAAAACATTGGTATGTT